CGTTGAGCGTCTGGCGGCAATCGAAAGACTCCCGCTGGATTGCGATCTACAGCCGATCAGGGGCATTCGTCCTTGGTCGGCTTTTTCATTTAGGCCGGTGGTCAAACCGTCGCTTTCAGGACGAAAATTGAATCAGATCAACCACTTGGGGTGGTGGTCAACTTTAACAGGGCAGTGCACCGCCCTAGCCCTCAGCCTCAACCGCTGGTCGGAAGTGCTGACCGGGATTCATCCCGGATAACCGCAAGAAACGGCAAAGGGCCAAAGTTATCAGCTCCCGCTCAGACCGGGGAAAGAGCAATGGATCAATTCAGCAAAGTAGTGAGGTCTACTGTCAAGCCGCCTAATGCCGGGAAGGGTCGGGTCAAGGGTGTGCCGAACAAGACAACGGCGCTATTGAAGGATGCCATTCTCAAGGCTGCACAGGCGGCGGGTGGCGGCGGCGAAGACGGCATTGCCGAATATCTGGAGATTCAGGCCAAGGCAAATCCTGGGCCGTTCATGTCGCTTCTCGGCAAGGTTTTGCCAATGCAGGTATCCGGCGAGGATGGCGGGCCTGTGATTGTCGAGATCAAGCGGTTTGCGGGTTAGCCTTCCGAATGGCTGGCAACCCCGGCCATATCAGCGAAGGCTATGGGATTATCTAGAGGGCGGCGGCAAGCGCGCGATTGAAATAGCCCATCGACGTTGGGGCAAGGATGATGTTGTCCTGCACCGCACGGCGATAGCCGCTCATGAGCGTGTCGCGAGTTATTGGCATTGTCTGCCTGAATACGAGCAAGCGCGAAAGGCTATTTGGACAGCGGTTAACCCGCATACGGGCAAGCGGCGGATTGACGAGGCGTTCCCGCCGGAGATCCGCGACAGCAAGGATGAGCAGCAAATGTTCATCCGCTTCAAGAATGGCTCGACGTGGCAGGTTATCGGGTCCGATCGGTACAATAGCCTTGTTGGCGCTGGTATTGCCGGCGTGACCTTCTCTGAATGGGCACTGGCGAACCCCTCTGCGTGGGGCTTCATCCGCCCGATGATTGAGGAGAACAACGGCTGGGCTTCGTTCATCACGACGCCTCGCGGTCGTAATCACGCCAAGTCCATGTACGACATGGCGAAGGATAATCCGCGCTGGTTTGCGGAAGTCTCGACCATCCACGACACGGGCGCTCTGACACAAGAGCAATTGGACGAGGCGATTAAGGACTACGCCGCATTATACGGCGAGGATATAGGCCGTGCGCAGTACGAGCAGGAATATCTCTGCTCCTTCAATGCGGCGATCCTGGGTGCGTTTTATGCCCGTGAGATGCTGGCGCTACGCAGCGACGGCAGGATTAGGGAATTTGAGCCGGTACCGAATAAGCCGGTTCACAGAGCTTGGGACATTGGCGTTCGCGACGATACGAGCATCTGGTGGTTCCAGGTTATCGCCGGGCGTCCCTACATTATTGACTGCTATACGGCTTCTGGCGCTGGCGTCGATCATTACGCCGAGGTGGTTCACGGCAAGCCCTATACGCCGGGGTTCGATTTCGTCCCCCACGACGCGAAGGTGAAGGAGTGGGGTACGGGTCGAACTCGCGTTGAGACGATGCAGGCGTTGCGGCTGGACCCGCAGCTTGTTCCAAACGTATCCAAGCTCGACGGCATTCAGGCGGCGCGCACCACGCTCAAGACAGCGGTGTTTCACCCGCGTTGCGAGCAGGTAGGCATATCTGCGCTGGAGCAATACCGGCGCGAATGGGACGACGAGAAAAAGACATTCAAGGCGAGCGAGGTCCACGACTGGACCAGCCATTTGGCCGACGCATTCCGCTACCTCGCGCTGTCGTGGCGGCATGTGCCGGAAGTGGTTGCAGAGCAGCCGCGCATAGCCCCGAAGGGCAAGATCATTCCGCCGCCGATCCCAACGGTAAGCGGCAACAGGATCAGGATTTAAGATGGTTGAAGACGAAACCCAGGGCGTGCAGGACGACTATTCGTCCGAGCCTGCCAATTCGTCCAAACCATATCTTGATGCGATAGAGGAGTCGGAAAAGGCGTTTCGCGATTATCAGGAGAAGGCCGACAATATCGACAAGCTGTATGCTGATTTGTCGAAACTGGCCGCGACCGTTCGTGATCGCCAGTTCCAGATGTTCTGGGCGAATATCGAGGTTCTGAAGCCATCGATTTACAGTCGGCCGCCTGTCCCTGTGGTGATGCCGCGCTTCCGTGATCGCCGGCCGGTTCCGCGTAAAGCCTCAGAGGTTCTGGAACGCTCCACCATCGTCTGCTTTGAGCAGAACGACATTGATCATGTGATGCGGCTGGTCCGCGATGACATGGTGATTCAGGCGCGGGGTCAGGCGTGGCTTCGTTATGACACCAAGTACGGCGAGAAGGTCTGCATTGAACATACCGACCGCCGCGATTTCCTGCACGGCCTTGCCCGCAACTGGCAGGAGGTCCCGTGGGTCGCAAAGCGTGCATGGTTGACCAAGGACGAGATGGAAGACCGCTTTAAGGAAACGAGCGGTGACGCCTATCTCGACGCTGAATATCAGGTCCAGAAGGACGATAAGACGCGCGGCGCGGCCACAAGCGAGAACAAGGCCGGCGTTTGGGAAATCTGGCACAAGGATGAGGGCAAGGTTATCTGGGTGACGCCCGGCGTTGATAAGGTGCTGGATGAGGATAAGCCGCATCTGACGCTTGAGGGTTTCTATCCGTGTCCGCGCCCGGCTTATGCAACGGTACAGCGCCGCTCGCTCATCCCCGTGCCGGATGTGCTGTTTTATAAGGATCAATTGGAAGAACTGAACGAGATCACGGCGCGGCTCTCGGCGTTGACCGAGGCACTGAAGGTGCGCGGTTTCTATCCGGCTGGCGCTGGCGAGATTGGCGACGCTGTTGAGGCGGCGATCAAGAAGGTTGAGAATAACCAAGTCCTGATCCCGATCAGCAATTGGGCTGCTTTCGGCGGTGGCGCGTTCAAGGATATGATCGTCTGGCTGCCGCTAGACATGATCGCGGAGACGGTGACGCAGCTTATCGCGCTGCGCAAAGAGCTTATTCAGGACGTGTACGAGATCACGGGCCTGTCGGATATTATGCGCGGCTCGACTGAGGCGAGCGAGACGGCCACGGCCCAACAGCTCAAGAGCCAGTATGGCTCGATCCGCATTCGCGATCGGCAGGCAGAGATCGTCCGGTTCTCACGCGATATCACCCGCATTGCAGCGGAGATCATGGCGGAGAACTTCACGCCAAAGACCTTGCTGGAAATGAGTCAGGTTGACGACCTGAAGACTGAGGCGGATCTAGCGCAGCAGGTTACGCAGATCATTGAGGAGGCGAAGGCCCAAGCGGCTCAAGCGCTTCAGAACCCGGAATTGCGAGCGCAGGCAGAACAGAATCCCCAAGCGGCCGAGCAGGCGCTTGCTCAACTCTCGCAGGCGACGGACGCCAAGGTCCAGAAGGCCAAGGAACAGCCGACTGTTGAGAAGGTGATGTCTCTGCTGCGTGAGCAGCGGTTACGCCCCTTCGTGCTGGACATTGAGACGGATTCGACCATCTCGCCGGATGAGGATGCACAGAAGCAACGCGCGACCGAGTTTATGACGGCGCTGGGCGGGTTCATGAATCAGGCTCTCCCGCTGATCCAGACCGTGCCGCAGGCCGCGCCGCTCATGTCGGACGCGCTGAAGTTTGTGTCTAGCCAGTTCCGCGCCGGGCGCGAGCTTGAAGGCTCGATTGACGAGTTTGCCGAGCAGATGAAGGAATTGGCCAAGGCGCCCAAGCCGCCGAATCCTGAGCAGGTCAAGGCTCAGAGCGAGGCGCAATCCGCACAGGCTGCGGCGATGAAAACTCAGGCCGACGCGCAGAAGCAGATGGTTGATGCGCAGTCTCAGGCGCAGAACGACGAGCTAGACCGCCGCATCCGCGAGCAGGAAGCCCTAGACGCATCGCAGGCCCGCCAGGCCGATCTTGATGCGAAGCGCGCGACGGCTGGTCTTGAGATGCAACAGAAGGCGCAGAAACACGCTCAGGAAATGGATATTGGTGCTCTTCAAATTCAAAAGCTCCAGCTTGAGATAGAGGGCGTCAAGGTCAAGACAAACGCGACGGTTGCGGCAACGCACGCCAAGATCGAACAGACCAATACACAAACCGACAATTCCATAGCATCCACGAATGCGGGGATTGCGGCGACCGAGCGCGGCGTCGAGATCAAGGCACAGCAGGCGGAACGCGCGGACGCATGAGTTATAAGGAAAACTACAAGCTCATTGATTGGTCCAAGCCAATCGAGATTGTGCGTAAGCCGAAAGTAGCGCCCAAGCGTTCCAGCCTGCCGTGTCCGCTCGTCTTCAGCGATGAGATGCCGGAGACGCAGAGCATGGCCTCCGGTGAGGTCTACACCAGCAAGAGTGCTATCCGCGCGGAATACAAGCGGCTTGGCATGATTGAGGTCGGGAACGATCCGGCGCGGCATAAGCCGTTTAAACGGTCATCGCCGGATAAGAAGGCCATAGCCTCGGCTGTTGACCGGGCATTTGATCAATTCAAGAGCGGCGCAAGGCCGCAACAGAAGCGGGCGTAAGCCCTACTAGCACCCTCTCAGACAGGACACGACCATGACGGACGCTCTTACGGGCGCGGCTGATGCTGCGCCTGCAGCTAATCTTGCTCCTATTTCGGAAGCCCCGGCGAACACGGTAACGCCGATTGAATCGGGCGGGCCTGAGATCAATCAGGAGGCGCCGGAAGAGGTAAAGAGCGAGCCTGTCAAGTCCGAGGTGTCCAAGACTCCGGACGAGGCGCTGAAAAAGGCTTTCGCCAAGGTCAGCGAAAAGCAGGAAGCGAAAAAGGCGGAAGCAGCCAAGCCCGTAGAGGTGAAGGCCGAACCGAAGACCGCAACGGTCGAGACGGATAAGCCGGCGCAGCCCCGTGGTGAGGGCGGGAAGTTCGCCCCGAAGGAACAGCCGCAACAGAACGCGGAGCCGGTTAAGCCGAGCTACACGGCTGGCGACGCGCCCAAGCGGTTCTCCGACGATGCAAAGGCTGCTTGGGCCACGGTGCCTGAGAACGTCCGGGGCGAAGTGGCGCGCATGGAGCGCGAGCTTACGCAGGGTTACGAGAAGCACCGCGCCAGTGCGGAGGCTTATGAGTCCTACCGCGAGCTAGACGACCTCGCCAAGTCCTTCGGCAAGAAGGGCGCGGACGTATTCCGTGAATATTACCAGATGGAGCAGGCGCTCCGCAAAGACCCGATTGGTGGCTTTGAAACACTGGCTAATCGTCTGGGTCTGTCGCTGCGCGATATTGCGGCGCATATCATGGGCCAGACGCCCGAAGACGTTTCGAGCAAGCAGGACGCGACCATTCGCGAACTGCGGCAGCAGGTGGAGCAACTGACGCAGCAGATCGGCGGCGTGACGCAGACGATCCAGCAGCAACAGCAGCAAGCCACGCTGAATGAGGTTACGAAATTCGCAGCGGATCATCCCCGCTTTGACGAACTGGCCGATGATATCGCCTTCTTCATGAAGTCGGGTCGCGCCAAAGATTTGCCCGAAGCTTATTCCCTGGCGGAACGGCTCAACCCCGCACCGCAAAAGAATGAGCCTAATCCTGCGCCGGTCATCCCGGCTCCTGCCGATGCTCACACCAAAGGCACGAAATCAATCAGCGGCGCTCCGTCGCGCGGATCACCTCCGCAGGCACGGACAGAGCCGTCCACCACAATTGATGACGCCCTGAAGCGAGCATTCGCGCGGGTGTCCTAATCTCAAAGGACTAGAATAATGTCTATCAACTCGGCAGAGGCCTATCAGCAGGTCTTGTCGATGGCTCTGGAAGATCGTTCCAAGGGCTATCAGGACCTTGTGTCCAACGGCAATGCGCTCCTCGCGGTGATGAACCGCAAGAATCTGTGGCAGGAATATTCCGGCCCTCGCATTCGCGAAACCCTGCAAATCGATAAACCCGATGGGCAGTGGTACAACGGTTATGACTTCCTCGATGCGCCGCCCGTTGAGCTGTTCAACGATGCGTACTTCACCCCGAAGATGGTCGCCGTCCCGGTTACGCTCTCCTACGAGGAGATTCTGAACAACCAGGGCGAAAACCAGCTCCGCGCGGTGATGCGCTCGTATATCGAGGCGGCGGAACGCTCGCTGAACGACACCATGGATGCTGCTATCCACTCGGATGGTACGGCCAATGGTGGCAAGCAGCTCGGCGGTCTGAAAGTCGCAGTTCCGACCGTGACCAACTCTGGCACGTACGGCGGCATCTCGCGTTCCAGCTATGCCATCTGGCGCACGTCCACCTTCGATGCCGATAACGATTTCCCGGATATCGGTACGCAGGTTACGTCCACCACGATTCGTCCGATGCTCAACCGCATCATGACACAACGGTCGCGCGGCAAGCGAGGCGCCGATCTGCTTCTCATGTCGCCGGAACACTATGCGGCGTATGACGCGGCCACGGTAGCGATCCAGCGCATCACGGACGAAACCAGCCTCGGCAAGCTCGGCTTCCAGTCGCTCAAGTATTTCGGCGCCGGTCGCCAGGCTGAGATCGTTCAGGACGGCGGCATTGGCTCCAACATGCCGGCGAACGTCACCTACGGAATCGACACTCAGTCGCTCCGCATTCGCTACAACCCGAACCGCAACTTCTCCAAGCTGTTCGAGGGCGAGGGTATGAAGCCGATCAATCAGGACGCGATTGTCCAGTACATCGGCTGGATGGGCGAGTTGACCATGGTGAACCCGCTGTTCAACTGGAAGTTCTACGACAGCGACACCGCGTCGTAATCCAACGCATCAATAGGAGCCGGGCCTCATGCTCGGCTCTTTTCTTTTCCATTCGCAGAAAGGAGCCATCTTATGGCTTACACTCTCATGACGCCGCAGGTTGGTGCGCCGGCAATTGCCGACCACCTCGCGGCCGGTTACGCCTCTCCGTGGAAACTGGGTGATATCGTTCGTGCGGTTGATCCGACCTATGGGGTGGGTGAGTTCATCTATCTCAAGGGCGCGGCCAGCACGGGCGTTGGGTCGTGGGTGACCTACAACACGGACGACTATTCGACCACGTTGCTTGCCGCCAATGCGATCGGCCCGGTTGCCGTCGCCATGTCGGCCTGTGTGGCTAGCGAATATGGCTGGTATCAAATCAGCGGCAAGGCGGTTGGCAAGGCTCTGACGGGCTTTGCGGACGATGCCAACGTTTATGCCACTTCAACCGCCGGCAGCGTTGACGACGCCGTTGTTGCCGGCGACCGCGTGAAGAATGCCAAGGGCGCTTCTGCTGTTGACACTCCTTCGGCGGGTCTTGCCGAGTTCGAAATCAGCCGTCCTTGGATGGACGACGCGCTCGCGGCGTAATCTCTCTCCAGACACTTTGAGGGGCGGTCTTCGGGTCGCCCCTTTTCCTTTAGCACTCCCTCAGACGGAACAGGAACCATGTCCGATAAAGACCTCGTTGTCCCGCGCTTTTTCATTCACACCATTGAAGACAAGAAGGCTTCTCAGAAAGAGGGCCGCCCGATCTTCAAGGATATCGAGTGCGTTGAAATCCGCACTGCCGCGAACAAGCAAACCCTTGCGGTCTTCCCCGCGCACGAGGTCTGGCAGATCGGTGACATTGACGGCATCCGTCAGGAAATCACCTATGCGATGCGCTTCCCCGAACAGTACAAAAGATTCAAGGCTGGCAGCGCACAGGCGATGGAAGGCACACCGATTGAGGAACTGCCGTTCCTGACCCAAGCCAAGCGCCATGAGCTGAAGGCGCTCAGCATCTATACTGCGGAAACGCTTGCCGCTCTTGATGGCAATGCGCTCAAGCAGCTTGGTATGGGCGGGCGCGATCTGAAGACGCAGGCTCAGGCCTATCTCGACGTTGCCAAGGGCAGCGCCGGCAATGCCGAACTGTTGCGCCGTCTCGCTGCCGTTGAGGCTGAGAACAAGGCGTTACGCGAAAAAGTCGCGCCGACTGCTGAATGCGCTTCCCCGTTCGAGCAGATGGAAGCGGACGACATCAAAAACTGGATCGAGGAGGCCACGGGCGAGCGTCCGAAGGGCAATCCAAGCCACGCCACGCTGGTCAAGCGGGCGGATGAAGTCAACGCTGAGCTTAAACAGAAAGCCGCTGCATGACCATTCTGAGCGTCTGTCAGGACGTTTCGGTTGTCTTGAACCAGGACGATCTTTCGTCCGTGTTCACCAGCACCGAGCCGTTCGCCAAGGAATTGCGTACGCTCGCCAATGAGGCAGCGACCGCGATTGCCAAGGCGCATGACTGGCAGGCGCTCACCTCCCTGAACACGATGGCAGGTGACGGCTCAACCACGGCGTTCAACCTGCCGTCCGACTATGACCGGATGCCAGCAAAGGGCGCGGTTATGACCACGCAATTCGCGATGCCACTGGTAAAAGCGCGTGATTTGGATTTCTGGCTTGATATGCAGATTCGTGGCGTGTCGGGTGCTCCTGGCTACTGGATCATCATCGGCGGGCAGATGCAGGTGCTGCCAGCTCTAGGCTCCGACACCTCGGCAAAGTTCTATTACGTGCGCAATACGATTGTCCGTCCCAGCACTGGTGCGCTCAAAGCGACCTTCACAGCCGATGATGATTCTTTTGTTCTGCCAGAGCGATTGATTAAGCTCGCGCTTATTTGGCGCTGGCGGGCGCAAAAGCGTTACGAATACGCGGAAGACCTCCGCAACTATGAAATTGCGCTTTCGGAGGAGATTGCCCGCGACAAGGGATCGCGGACGCTGGTTGTTGGTCTGACGCGCATACCCGTTGGGGCTATGCCAGCCTATCCCGGACCGCTTGGCTGATGCGCACCCCCGCTCAGAAGACCAAGCCGCAGGTGGCCAAGCTCGCCAGCTTTCCGGCCCCGGTCAGTGGGTGGATTGTGAACGAGAATCTTGCTGTTCCGAACGCGCGTACGCCGGACGGCAGCCGTATCTACGGTGCGGCGATGCTGCGAAACTGGTTTCCGACCGCGACGGGCATCCGCATGCGCGGCGGGTCGCAGCGATACGCGATTATCGGCGCCGAGGGTGCGCCAGTTCGGTCCCTGTTTAGCTACATCAACGGCAACAATCGTCATTTCTTTGCCGCCAATGATAGCGGAATCTACGACATTACGACAGTCGCATACTCTGAAGATCAATTTCTCGTTGATGATGATGGGAATTTCCTCGTTGACGATGAGGGTAGGTTCATCGTTCTTTCCGGAAGTAACCCGGCTGAACCTGGCATTTCGTCAACCGATGGGCGCTGGTCGGTTGTGCAATTCGCAACCTCGGGCGGAGTGTTTCTGAGAGCTGTCAACGGTGCCGACACGCCTTTGTTGTATGACGGCGCTGACTGGGATACGGCACCGGCCATCACGGGAATTACCGATCCGACCGCACTGAAATTCGTCTGGGCCTATAAGCGCCGGTTGTTCTTTATCGAGCGCGATAGCCTCGACGCTTGGTATCTGCCGGTCGATAGCATCGGCGGCGCAGCGGTAAAGTTACCGCTTGGTGGTGTGTTCACGCGCGGCGGTTCGCTGATGCTTGGCGCAACGTGGTCGATCGAAACTGGGAACGGCTTGAACGAGCAGTGCGTCTTTATCACCACTGAAGGTGAGGCGGCAGTCTATCAAGGCGACGATCCTAGCAGCGCCGATAGCTGGACAAAGGTTGGCGTATATCGCATCGGCAAACCGCGTGGTCCGAAGGCATTCATCCATGCGGGCGGCGATCTTGTGATTGCTACGGACGTGGGTTTTGTGCCGCTTTCGACCGCTGTTCAGCGCGACTACGCCGCTCTGTCGCCCGCTGCTATTTCGTACAAGATCGAAACTGCGTGGAACCAAATTGTGGAGGATCGCCCAACCACGGAATGGCAGTGCGAGGTCTGGCCGACCAAGCAGATGGTTTTAGTATCGTTCCCAAGGTCGAGTGGCGATGATCCCATTATCTATGTCGCCAACGCTCGTACTGGCGCATGGTCAGAGTTCTATGGTTGGGCACCAACGTGCCTTGGCCTTTTCGGAGATAGGTTGTTTTTTGGAACCTCGGAAGGTCGCGTTATCGAGGCTGAAGTTACCGGTTATGATGAGGCGCTAACGTATACGGCGACTTGCGTTCCGCTTTTCGATCCGCTGAAAACCCCGGCTTCGCAGAAAAACGGCTTGCAGGCTCGCGCTGTGCTACGGGCGAATAGTCCCGTCACGGCGCGCCTCTCACTTCAAACCGATTATCGCATCCGGTTGCCGGCGGCTCCGTCCGACACGTCCGTACCGGCAGGTGCCCTGTGGGGCACAGCGGTCTGGGGTGAATCGCTCTGGGGTGATGAGGCGGCCAAGCAGACTTTCCAGACATGGAAATCCGCTCCTGGACAGGGTTATTCGGTGTCTGTCGCAACTCAGATCACGTCGGGGTCGATTCAGGTGCCAAGCGCCGAATTGATCCAGACTGACTTGACTTACGAACTCGCGCCGACCGTTACATGAAGCGCATCGTGACCGGACAAGAGCCGGTCCTGTATGTGGAGCAGCGGACGGGATTGCGGTTCTGGCCACCGCTCGTAGCGATGGGGTTGGAATGCGACGGTGAGATGATCGCGGGTATCGTGTTCAATGGATATAACGGCTGCGCCGTTGAACTGACAATTGCCGGCGAAAAGCGCGCCTTTACTCGCGCGTTCATCCGGCGGATTGCGGATTATGTATTCCGCGAGATGGGCTGTCTTAGAGCGTCTTTTACGACCGAACAGTCCCACGTTGTTGACCTTCTTCATCGGCTTGGCGCTCAGACCGAAGGCCGCAAACGCAACCATTTTGGCGAAGGCCGGGACGGCATGATCCTTGGTATTCTTCGCGAAGACTGGAAATTCTAGATGGACTCTCCTGATCCGCCTCCCGCGCCCGATCCGGTAGCTACGGCTAACGCGCAAGCGACGATGAATCGTGAGACCGCCATCACCCAAGCTGGCCTCAACGCGACTAACCAAATCACCCCAGACGGATCGCTGACCTATTCGCAGAACGGAACCTGGGCTGACGGCACTCCGCGCTTCACGGCGACTACTTCGCTTACGCCTGAAGCCCAGAAGATTTTCAATACCAACCAAATCACCAAGCAAAACATTGCCAATATCGGCAAGGACCAGTCTGCTCGTATCGGTGACTTGCTCGGAACGCCAATCAAGCTTGGAAACGAGGCTACGGAGTCTCGGTTGTTTGAGCTTGGTTCCAAGCGCCTTGACCCAATGTTCGCACAGCGTCAGCAGCAACTTGAAGCGAACCTTGCCAACAAGGGGATTCAGCAAGGGTCTGCGGCTTATACCGCAGCGATGCGCGACTTCGATAGCGGGCGGAACGATGCTTATAATCAACTGCTGCTGACCGGGCGCGGGCAGGCGAACCAAGAACTGATGGCGGAGCGTAACGCGCCCATCAACGAAATCTCCGCGCTTATGTCCGGCTCGCAGGTGAGCAACCCGAATTTCGTCAATACGCCTCAGACGCCCGTTGCCGGAGTCGATTATACGGGCCTCGTGCGCGACAACTACAATGCGCAGATGCAAGGCTATAATGCCCAGCTTGGACAGCAGAACGCGATGATGGGTGGTCTGTTCGGCCTTGGCGGCACAATTGGCGGGATGGGCATTTATAAGTATTCCGACCGCCGCTTGAAGTCTGATATTCGCCGCGTCGGCGCTCTTGATAATGGCCTGCCGGTCTATGTCTACAAGATTGGCGGAGAAACCGAACTTGGCGTTATGGCCGATGAGGTTGAGGTGGCGATTCCTGATGCTGTCGCGATCGATCATCAAGGCTATCGCATGGTCGATTACTCCCGCGTGGTGGGGGGCTGACAATGGCCGGCTTCATTTGGGGAAGTGGCGGCGCGCAACTGACGCCGGAAGAAATCGCATCTCAGCGCAAAGTCGCGCAATCGATGATGCAGGCAGGTTCGTCTTATGACCCTGTGAAGCACTGGACACAGGGCGCAGCTCGTGTTGCGCAGGCTATGTCGGGCGGTTTGCTGGCTCGCGAGGCGAATGAAGCTTCGCGCGCCAATGAAGAAACCAACAATAAGCTTATCGCGGCGATGATGGGGCAATCCGTTCCTGCGCCAGCCGCCTCAACTGCGGCCGAGCCGGCGGCTGGTATCCCCCCCGTCTCCGCTCCGATGGGACAGACTAAGATTCCGGTAGGCAAGGAAGACTTTGTTACTGGCCTAATGCCGCTCGCTCAGGAAGCCTCCGCGAAAACGGGCGTAGATCCTCGCGTCATCATCGCGCAGGCCGCCGTTGAGAGTGGTTGGGGCAAGTCTGCGCCGGGCGGGAATTTGTTCGGCATCAAATCACATGGCCAGCCGGGCGGCAATGTCTTGCCAACCAGTGAAGTTGTGAACGGACAACCGGTGCAAACGACCGACAGCTTTCGCGCGTATGCTTCGCCGGCCGATAGCGTGAATGATTATGCTGATTTCATCAATCGCAATCCGCGCTATGCGGCGCTGAAGCAGGCACCGGACCTTGAAAGCCAAATCGCGGCATTAGGGGCGAGTGGCTACGCCAGTGATCCTGGATATGCAAACAAGGTTGGCAGCATCGCGCGAGGCTTACCGACTCCTGGTGGAAATGCGCAGGCACAGCCGACGCAGGCTCCAGTACAAGTCGCGCAAGCCCAGCAGCCCGCCCTCAATCCGGCACTCATCCGTGGCATGGCCTCGCCCTATGTGTCTGACGGTACGAAGAAGGTGCTGGGTATCCTGTTGCAGAACCAGCTTAAGGACTCGGTTCCCACGAATGATATGAGAGAGCTTGCTGCGATCAATGCTGAACGCAAGGGGCGAGGCGAAGCGCCGCTTGGTCTGCTTGAATATCAGACAAAACTAAAAGAGGCCGGCAAGCCCGTCACGACGATTGATCAACGTGCCCCCGATGAGTTCGAAAAGGAATATGGCCAAGGAATGGGCAAGCGCGCCCTTTCTGTCATAGCCAGCGGCGATAAGGCGGCGACGGATATTCAAAACATTGGTCTGTTGAATCGCCTTTTGACGGACATTCAAACAGGTAAGCTCGCTCAGACTGGTGCAACGATAGGTTCTTGGATGCAGTCGGTTGGACTCGACCCGGCCATGATTCGTATCAATCCGGCGCTACCTGCAACGGCGGAAGCGGCTACGGCTCTCATCAATAAATTCACGCTTGGGTCAATCGGCGGCGAAGGTGGGATGCCGGCGAACAACTTTTCCAACACTGACCGCGATTTTATCACTCGCATTCAGCCGAGTTTGGCAAATCGCCCAGAGGCCAACCAAATTCTGCTTGAGGCTAAAGCGCGAGAAGCCCAGTTGTCTATTGAGCGGGCTGATAAGTGGGCGGAAGCGCGCGAAAACAAAATTCCCTACGAAAAATTTGAGCGCCAATGGAGAAAAGAGCTATCTCAACGAAACGTATTTGGCGATTTGGCCGAGAAAGCGAGCGCCCTCTCGGCTGCGGCAAAGCCTGCTAACGTTGATGGTTGGCAGGATATGGGTGGTGGCGTCCGCATTCGTGAGAAAAAATAATGCAGACATTCGAGATTGAAGCCAATGGCCGATCTTTCGAGGTGGAAGCGCCTGATAGCGCGACCGCGCTCAAGGCCGTTCAATTGAACGGCGGAGGCACTACTCAAACGGCCGATGTGTTGAAGTCGGCAGCGGCGGGTGTCGGCAAAGGAGTTGCGGGTCTGGTTGGCTTGCCTGGCGATCTAGGCAGGCTGGCCGGGCTAGCGCGGGATAAGTATGTATCGAACCCAATCCTACGTGCCATCGGACAGCCAGAGATTGACACGAAGATTTACGATGCGCCGAGCAAGATCGGCTCGGGTGCCGTTCAGAAAGGCATCGAGAGCGTTACCGGCGAGTTCTACAAGCCCCAAACCACGGCCGGTAAATACGCGGAAACCGTGGGCGAGTTTGCGCCCGCCGTTATATCAGGTCCCGGTGGCGCTGTGCGCAAGGTGGCGCAAGCGATGTTGGGTGGTATCGCCAGCGAGGGCGCGGGTCAACTGACAGAAGGCACGGCGGCCGAGCCATTTGCTCGTGTCGGCGGCGCTATAGTTGGCGGCGGGTTGCCGGGCGGTCTCCAGAAAATCGCCACGCCAATTGGCATTTCCTCCGAGCGGCAGCGGTTGGTCGATATCCTCAACAAAGAAGGTGTGACGAGCCTTACGGCCGGCCAAAAGACTGGCTCCAAAACACTGCAGTATGCGGAATCGATCCTGGGTGATGCTCCTGGCGCGGGCGGATCGGCTTCGCGCGTTCAGCAGGAGGGCCAGCGCCAATTTACTGAGGCCGCAATGCGCCGAGCTGGCGCAGGGCCGAACGCGGCTCCTGAAGTGTTGGCAGAAAACAGCCAAAGACTTGGTGACCAATTCCGGGATTTGTCCGCTCGAAACAACCTCATTCCAGATAACCAGTTCATCACCGATCTGACGCGCGCTGTTCGCAATTATCGCAACGTGCCTGAATCTCAACAGCGAGCGATGATTCAAGGTTACATTGACGATATTGTTCCGCATGTGAATGCGGGTCAGATGCCCGGCCCTATGTATCAGGAGATGCGGTCGCGGCTTTCGAGCCAAGCCAATAGCCTTCGCAATAGCGACCCTTCATTGTCCGAGGCTTTGCGCGACACCCGCAACGCGCTGGATAAGGCGATGGAGCGGTCTATCCCTGCCACATCTGGAGATGCCGAGTTGTGGCGCGAGGCGCGGCGGCAGTATAGCGCACAGAAGACCATTGAGAAGGCGGCAAGCCGTGCCGGTGAGGCGACCGCTGAGGGGCAGATTGTGCCGGCTAATCTTCGTAACGCCGCTTCAGCGGAGAACCGTGGAGCTTATGCTAGGGGACAGGGGCAATTTTCAGAACTTTCCCGCGCCGGTTCTGGCGTGATGGCACCGCTGCCCAACTCCGGTACGGCTCAGCGACAACTCATCACTGCGATTTCCGCAGCTATTGGAGGCGGAGGAGGCGGGTTCTTGACTGGTGGCGTCGGCGGGGCAGCGGGCGCGGTTGCGGGCGCGGCGGCCCCCGGCGCTTTCGGTCGCGTTCTTATGTCCCGTCCGATGCAGTGGTATCTCAGTAACTCGAAATTCCCGCAGGCCGCTTCACCTGGGGTCGAGCGTGTCGCGCGCCAATTGTTGCTGATGGAGCCGGCGTTGGCGCCACAGCTTCAATCGCGTTGAAGTGTTCTGGACGAAGAGGACAAGGCCGGTGAAGGCTGCGGCCAAAATAACGCCAAACAATATTCCGATTGCCGGCCGCGGTTTTTCTCCGGTTTCTTGGGAGAAATTGTATTCGGCAAGGATGCCAAGTCCGATCAGCCCAATCTGAATGAGTCGCATCGCCCATTGGTAGAGGCGAGATTTCATCATCCAACCTCAGAGGCAGATATGACTGGCAAGGAATATCTCAGCGTCATCAAATCGGTCCACTCGCTGGCCGCTCAGCCCGCAGATGTTCTTCGATCAGCTCGCGAGCGGCCTCAAATAGATCGGCAGAGTGGGGTGACTGGGTCTGGGCAGTCTCAATCGAGAGAAGCGAACGTTCGTAAACCTCACGAACCTCATCTTGCGTGAGAATGCCCTTTTCACGAAGCGCGACCATTAGCGCAGACAATATCGATGCGCTGACCAGATTGGATGCGGCGGTCGCGTTCAGCAGTTCATCCACGGCCAACCTCGGGGGCAGATATGAGCGAAGGCTGGACGCTGATGAAATGGGAGCATCCCGTTTGGACCGACATTGACAAGAAGGTCTGGCGAGTTCGCCCCGGATACGAAAAAGCGAGCAGGGAAGAAGCTGAAGAACATCGGAGATGGATCATGACCGACACAGAGCTGCGTATGAAATGCATCGAATTGGCTCAACGTACCGGAATGGCCACCTCGATCATAATCGAGGCGGCCCAGAAGTATTATGCGTTTGTCACGGGTCAAGCCCACGAAGAGCACGAACAGAAAGAGCAACCGCCTTCAGATACTCTTCACCGTTGACCTGATCGCGTTTCTTTTTGCCTTGAACGAACAAATACTGTTCAGCGAGTGAGATCGCTGCCTTCGCGAAGTCTCCATCCGGATAAACTTGTTCAGCCATATGTTCCTCCAGCCTTAAACGCCGGGGATCATTGCTTGCCCTTCCGGTCTGAGTCTAGCGGTATCAACCCCAAGCTGGTCAGCCAGTCGGTGAGGGCCCTCCTGACCGCTTCTGGCCGGCTGGGAACCGGGTCTTGCGTCTTTCGCCACTCGTCCAAGGGGTCAAGCAAATCGGGCTGAAGGCGCAAAAGTATCCCCTCGCCACGGCCGGTTGTCTTCGGTCGTCCACGACCACGTTTTTTCGGGATATCCCGTATTGACTTCGTCATAATTACGGATATCATGAATTCGTCGGGCCGGAAAGGCGTTGGAGCGCCTAACCGACCCTAACCCACTGCCAAGGGAGTCGAAGACCATGGCGCAGGCTGCTGCCGACCTTATCGTAAAATCGGTACCGAAAACACTGCCCGACGATGCCGCCGGGTTGCTGGCACTTTATGACGCCTACGGTGCCGCTCGTTACGGCTATCTCGCGATCATTAATCAGCCGCGCTGTCAGGATAGCGCGCTGAAGCTTATCGAAGCCGAGCTTGAGCGGTGCGACGTCGCGCAAGACCAGATTATCGCGAAGATCAAATCGCTTAAGACAATCGACAAGTATACCCGCAGCCGGGCGATGGCCCGGATTGTCGATTACGCGGATGAGTGCGGCGAGAGCGAAGCGGTGATGCTTCGCGATATTGCTGCAATCGCTGCGAAGCCTGCACCAAAAGACCTGAATTGAGGGCACCATGAGCAGTGTCCTTCGCATGCCTGAGACGGTACTGAAAAATGCTCAGTTTGTCCGGGGCCGCGCGGCCCTGGATATGGAAAACCGCATTGATGAGTTGGTGATCCTCTCTGGTATCGCTGACAAGGTTGCGGACGATCTATCACGCGACACCATCTAGGCAACCCAGATTGCCTATCTCGTGTCGCAGTTGAGGAAGTGCATTAGCGATTTCGATGACTTCTGGCAGCGGCAACACGCTGCGGCGTCGGTCGAATTATCGAAAAACTGATTCCCGTCTGCCAACGGGATTGAGCGCGAACGTTTCGAGGCTTCATCGGCCCCGGCGTTCGTGAAAACGAACCCCTATGCGCTCGGGCTTGGCAGGCCGGGTGCCGATGGAGACTGAACATGGCTACGAAGAAGCAAGAGACTGCTGAAATCTCGGTGCAACCGCTCAAGCGAGCATCGGTCAAGCTGCGGATCATCGGCACAACGCCGTTGTTCCAAAATAGGATGGCGAACAAGGCAAAGGAGCAATTGCTGGTCGGCGGCCAGAAGAAGGGCAAAGCCGACCGGGCGAAGATCAAACACAATCCGCTTGAGGAATATCGCAACAGCGCGGAAATCTTGCCGGCCGGCCCCACGGCTCTCGGGTTGCGGGTCGTGGCGGTGAAGGCTGCGATGGCAACGGCCGCGCTGGAAACTCCCGGTCTGACGAAAAGCTCTGCGCAGCGGTTGCTTTTCATGCCCGGTGATTTCGTGCCGCTTTACGGCACGCCGCAACTCCGAATGGACGTGGTGCGCAGTGCGGACATCAATCGGACGCCTGACATTCGCTCGCGGTGCTATCTGCCGAGGTGGGGCGCTGAAGTGGATATCAACTTCGTCGTGCCGCAACTTTCCGTCTCTGCGGTTGTCGCGCTGCTCTGTAATGCCGGGGTTCTGATCGGTGTCGGTGACTTCCGGCAGGAGAAGGGGAAGGGCGCATTCGGTTCGTTCCGAGTTCTTGGCGAAGGTGAGGATGACGCGGAGTGGAACGATTTGGTTGCGCATCACGGCCGGGCCGAGCAATTGGCGGCTCTGGACAGTCCAGAATACGCCGACAAAGACACTGTCGATTTAATGGAGTTTTACGAAGCGGAAGTGAGGCGCCGCGCGGCCTGATCGCGGCGTTTTTGGCACGGCAGGCAAGGCGGGGTGCGTTACGGCCCGGCGGGATATGGGACGGAGCGTCGGAGTTAGGCTTGGCTGGCGGGGCTAGGCGCGGGACGGTGAGTCCCGTTACGGCTAGTTGCGGCGCGTCAACGCAGTCATGGCGGCGCTGGACGGGTCACGGCTTGGCGAGGCGTGGCAGGCATCACAACAAAGGAGATGTTGATGTCACGCTTCACGAAAGAGTTGCGGCAACAGATCGTTGAAGACTTCTCGCGTCGTCATAACGGTCTGTACGATCCAGCCCTTTTTCTCAAAGAGGTTCGAGAGAAGGGCAAGGATCATCCGGCTTACGATTGGTTCGAGTGGGACCAGTCTAAGGCGGCACAGGAGCATCAACTTTGGCAGGCACGCTCGTTTGCCAAGGATTTAAGAGTGAGTTTCACGGTTGAGGAAGTCGGCCGTTCCGGCGCTGTTACCGTGAAAACGACTGAAATGCCGGCGGTGATCTCGCCTGTGGCGGGTCGAAAGGATGGCGGTGGCTATGTGCTTACCGATCCCAATGACCCTGAGCACATCGCAGAGCATTGTCGGCAAGCGGGTACAGCTCTGTTGTCTTGGATGAACCGATACAAAGCAGCGTTGCTGCACGTCGAGGGTTCAACAAAGTCAATTGAGCGCCTTGCATCCGAATTGCAGAGCGTAAAGGCGCCGAGCAAAACGGAAGCTGCGTAAACGAGTAGGCACGGAACGGCAGGCAAGGCAAGCCAACGCTTAGCAACGCATGGTCTGGATTGTCTAGGCAGGCCAGGCGAGGCGCGTTGATCAAGGCGGGTCTGGGCAGGCCTCGGTGAGGCAGGCGAGGCGACGAAGGCTAACAAGAGGCTCGGAGCGATCCGGGCCTCTTTTCTTTTGGAGAGGCTAATGCCCTTTGATAGTGGCGGGAATTACTCGCTGCCAACCGTTTATCACGCGGAAAACGGCACAACGATTCAAGACACACAGCACAATGCGCCCTTAGAGGACGTGCAGGCGGCCCTTAATGGCCTGGTTCTCCGTAGCGGCATCGCTTCGATGACCGGGCAGTTCAAAGCGGTGCAGGGTTCGGCTGCGGCTCCTGGTCTTGCGTTTACCGGCGCAACCAACTTCGGCTTCTTTAAAACCGCCAACGGCATCGGCGTTGCGGTCAACGGCTCTCAGGTCGCGGAGTTTGGCGCGAAGGGCCTTATCTCGGGCGGTCCTCCCATTGGCTCCGGTACTGACTTCTGGGGAACGACCGCTCCGGCAGGTTGGCTGTTTGCATACGGCCAAGCTGTATCGCGCACGACTTACGCCGCGCTGTTCGATGCCATCGGCACGACTCACGGCACGGGTGATGGATCGACTACCTTCAACTTGCCGGATAAGCGCGGTCGTGCGTCTTTCGGTAAGGATGATATGGGCGGCACGTCCGCGAACCGCATCACTAATCAATCCGGCGGTTGGAACGGCGACACGCTCGGCGCAACGGGTGGCGCGGAAACGCACACCCTAACCGAAGCGCAGCTGGCTGCACACGATCATGCGCTCACTGATCCGGGCCACTCGCATTCGCTCCAATACAACAGCGTAACGCAGCCGTTTGCCGTTCTGAATCTCAACAACGGCGCTGGCGCTGCAACAGCTTTCGTGACGCCGAATGCGGCCGGCAATTTTGGTGTTGTTGCGAACTCGACCGGCATCACCGTCAACAACGCAGGCGGCGGCGAAGCACACAACAACCTGCCGCCCGGCATCGTCTGCAATTACATCATCTTCGCGGGGGCGTAATCATGGGAACCGTAACTTCCTTTCCGCTGGTAACCGCTCTTTTGCAAGATGCGATTCTGGATGTTGCTCTTCGCATTAAACTGACTGCTGATCGGACATATTACGTCGATGCCTCTCGACCTGACGATAGCGGTGACGGCCTTTCGTCTGGTGCGGCATTTAAAACCTTGCAAGCCGCAGCAGACGCGGCGATGGCGATTGACCATAACGGAAAGACAGTCACCGTCCTGATGGAGGCTGGCACATATGCGGATGGCGTGACGCTCTCAAAGCCGTGGGTTAACCCCGCCGCGACTGGCGTGATCTTCAAGCAGTCCGGGGTGTCTCCCACAGCAACCGATGTGCTGATCTCCGTTACAAGCGCGAACTGTATCAATCTGACTGGCGGCGCAAAGGTCACGATCAAGGATTGCGAGCTTCGCGCGGCAACCAGTGGTTCCGGTATCTATGCGTGGGGTGCGGGTACCGAAGTCTATTACGGGAACGTGAAGTTCGGCGCGTGCGCGAACTATTCGATAAATGTGTTTGACGGCGCAAAGGCCGAGGCTGTGGCTGTTAATTCGGTCGCTGGTGCCCGCGTGGCGCATTGGCACGCGCATAAGCAGTCGATTCTAAACGACAACTATGACCTAGACTTGGTTGGTTCACCTTCGTGTTCCGCCTATTGGATCGGCGTAAATAACGCAGACGTTCAGCGCATTGGCGCATCGTTCACCGGCAGCGGCACTGGCAAGCGGTTTCTATTCCACAACGTCTGTAACATCGACCTTGGCAATGTCGGAGAAGACCCGGACACCTATTTTCCCGGCGACACGAACGGCACCTACGAATATTTGCCGATTGTCGATTATCGCGTGCGCGGCCCATTCCTGACCGATGGCGGTGGCGCGTTTTCCGGCGCGCCGATGACCTCGCCGTTTCAGTGGCTTGTTGAGGCTGATAACGGTATCCGCTCTGCATACCTGTCTAGCCAAGTCCGCATTGAGGCAACAAACAAGGCCCAGAATGCCTATCGAGTCCTCGCACTCTATGGCAGCTCCGTCTATCTTGGTGCATCCGGGACAGCCTCGGTTCAGATCACAAGTTCTGGCATCTCGCTTATCAGCAAGGTGGCGATTAACGGGGCGCCGCTCACCAGCGATGCGCAGACCGGCCTTCTTACCGGGACAGCAGCATCCGGTACGGGTTGGCGGTGGACCGCTTCCGGCGGCGCGCCTTCTCTTCAGTCTGTGACTTACACCAGTAGCGCCGTGGCTGGCTTCGCTGCCTTGGGCATCCAATCCAGCACACTTGGCTTGAGTGGTAACGGTCTAGGCACCGACCAGATCTCGCTCACGTCCGGCGCTGTTGCTGTCGCCAGCGGGAACACCGTTTCGATTGCCGATACGACGGACGCTACTTCTTCCACAAGCGCGCCTCTGAAGTCTGCCGGCGGTATTGCCGCAGCGAAGAAGATTTACAGCGGCACCGGCTTTTACGGCGACGGCGCGAACATCACGGGGCTTGACGCAGGCAATGTATCTGCCGGTACGCTGGCCGTGGCCCGTGGCGGAACCGGGGCGACGACCGCGCGGGCCGCTGCTGGCGCGCTCAAGGTGCCATACGTCCTCGCGTCATCGGGCGTCCAAGTCACCCATACCGGCGATACGGCAGAGTTTGTTCTGGCGACAATCAGCATTCCCGCAAACTCGATGGGGGCGAATGGTCGTCTGCGGATTCTGACCCATTGGACTTACACCAACAGCGCCAACAGCAAATCACTTCGTGTCCGTTGGGGCGGAAGCTCTGGAACGGTTTGCTCTTCGCAAAGCGTCACGACAACGGCAGCTTTCGGTTCGGAATGCTTCGTTCAGAACCGGAACGCGACGAACTCACAGGTTTGCGGAATGACCGTATCATCCGGTCTAGGCACCGGCACAATCAACACCGCCTCCCAGGACACCACGGGTGCGATCGATCTTGTCATCACCGGCCAACTGACCAACAGCGCGGAGTCGGTGAACCTTGAAGGCTATTGCGTTGAACTGATCGTTCCGTAGTGAGTTCAGCGCTTCTGAGTGTTCTCGTACCGATAGATGAGATGGCCGTGCAGTTGGTCGTAAACCGCTAGAGCGGCTGATGCGTAGCCCCGTCCGTGCGTGTCTATCGCCTTATCTGCTCGGATGATCGCGGCTGTAATCTCTGCGGCCATCTCCATCACCGCCAAAGTGGCGTCTCTATCCGCACCCATGGGTAATCCCTCCCTGCGGTAGCAACGCCTGATTCAACCACCCTGCGATTGAAAGTGCAAGGTGGTCTACCGGAGGCTTTAAATGTCCATCCTCGCCATCGGCGCCGTCCTTTTCGGGGCGGCGATCCTCCTCTTTGTGCTGAACGACTACCGGATTCATCACAAGGAATATGACCTCGAGGCCGTTACCTGGTTCTCGCTCGCGGGCACCGGCGCCATTTGCTCGCTGGCATCCGGTCTGAAGGTTCTGCTGTAGTGGCGGACCTTGCTGCGCTCACTAAAAAGAACGGCGAGCGATGGAAAGCAGCCAAGATCACGCGCGGCTCTGAGCTGAAGGCCGTCGCCAAAAGCCTTGTCGCAGCAAAGCCGCGTTACAGCATCGTCTCCGCCAAGTCGGGCGTGCCTTGGTTCGTGATTGCCGTCATTCATCAGCGGGAATCCTCGCAGGACTTCTCGCGCAGTCTGGCGCAGGGCGATCCCTGGAATAAGGTCTCGGTTCACGTTCCCAAGGGCAGGGGGCCATTCAAGAATTGGGAAGATGCGGCGATCGATGCTCTTTCGGTCTGCCCTCCCTATGCCAGCAAGTGGAAGGATTGGTCGCCGGCCGGGACCATGACCTTGCTCGAACAATATAACGGCCTTGGTTATGCCAATCGCGGCATTCCATCGCCCTATGTCTGGTCGGGCACCGATCAATACGTCAAAGGCAAATATGTTGCCGATGGCAAGTTCGACCCCAGCATTGTCGATAAGCAGCTTGGCTGTGCTGGCCTGATCCTCGCGATGCAGGCGCTTGACCCGTCCATCAGATTCGACGGGCAGGCATCGCCCTTGCCGCCGCCCGATATTCCAAAGCCCGGTCCCGCGCCGGGAGCCGATCCCGTTCCGCAGCCCGCCCCGACAGGCGGGTTTTTTGTTGCTCTCATCAAGGCGCTGGTCGCGCTGTTCAGGGGGAAATAGCCGTGCTTGAAGCGCTACTGGGGCTGGTCCCCTCAATCATCAACATCATCGGCAAGGCCGTTCCAGACGCGAACAAGCGAATGGAAATCCAGCAGGAGATCACCAAGCTCCTGATCGAAAGTCAGGGCCAGCTTACCAACGCGATGAAAGACGTAATGGTCGCTGACGCGGCAAGCGAAGGCTGGATGACCCGCAACGCGCGCCCGATGACGGTCTATTGGTGCCTCGCGATGATGACATGGGTTGTCATTGCTCCGATCTTCGGCCTTCAGGATGCGACGATCAAGGCAGTCACGGCGATCCCGGAGCAACTTTGGTCGCTGTCCGCTTACGGCATCGGCGCGTACATTCTCGGCAAGTCAGGCGTTGATATTGCCAAAGCCGTGGCTGGCAAGAAATGAGTGCCCGCGATCACGACGAGCAATGGCACCTGGACCGCCGTGTCCCGTTGGCCTTGATCCTCACCATCGTCATTCAAACTATTGGAATCGTCTGGTGGGCATCAAGCCTGACGGAGCGCGTTTCTGTTCTTGAGAAGCGGCAGGACGCAACCGCCCCACAAGCCGATCGCATCACCCGCCTTGAGGTAAATATCGAGGTGGTGAAGGACGGCATTGTCGAAATCAAGCGGCTCATTCGCAAAGAGCCATGAAGTTCACGGCAGCGGCGGTCATCCTATCACTAGCCGCTCTTGCCTATGTCCATCTGACCGCGCCGACGCCTTCTCCCAAGCCATCAATATCGTACTGCGCTGTTCCCGGCATGGCGGTTGCCGGCGCTCCGTACATGAAGCCCTGCAAGCATCAGATCATTTATCGGAAAGCATAGGTGACGATTGCCTAGACAGAACTACGCCCAAGCGGCAACGACTGATGCCGACTTTATCCGTATGTTCCAGCAACACGGCCCGCATGAGTTAGCGCGCCAGCTAGGCCAAAATATCAGGAACATCTACAAACGGCGTGAGCACCTTGAGCGCCTGTACGGTTCCCAGATCAAAGCGCCGGACATGACGGGCCGCGCCACGCGCCGCGCCTCAGACCACGCGGCGGTTATCCAAACGGAAGTCAAAAACGGCATCGTCCTGATCGGCTCGGATGCTCATATCTGGCCGGGCGATATGACCACGGGGATGCGCGCCTTCGTCAAATTCTGCAAGGACATGAAGCCCTCCGTTGTCGTGATGAACGGCGACGTGATGGACTTCCCGCAAGTCTCGCGCCATCCGCCGATCGGCTGGGAAGGCCACCCCGAAATCTGGCAGGAGATCGAGGCGGCTCAAGAGCAGCTTCACGAGATCGAACTAGCCACGCCGCGCGCCTGCAAATTGGTCTGGACGCTCGGCAATCATGACAGCCGGTTCGAGACTCGGCTAGCGACCGTCGCTCCGCAGTATGCCCGCCTGAACGGCTTCCATCTCAAGGATTACTTCCCGGCATGGTCGGCGTGCTGGCGCTGCGACATTAACGACGACGTAGCGGTGAAGCACCGTTACAAGGGCGGCGATCACGCGACCTATAACAACGCCGTCAAATCCGGCAAGACGATGGTCACGGGCCATCTGCATTCCGCCCGTGTCACCCCGACAACCGACTACAACGGCACACGCTATGGCGTCGATACGGGTTGCTTAGCCGACCCGACCGCCAAGGCATTCATTGATTACACGGAAGCAAACCCTCTCAACTGGCGTTCCGGCTTCGGCGTCCTGACATTCAAGGACGGCAAGCTTCTGATGCCTGAGTTGGTGCAGGTTTGGGACGATAAGCACGTCCAATTCCGTGGCGAGATCATCAAGGTCTGAAATGATCGCGATTGATAAGTATGAGCAGGTTAAGGACGGTGAGTGGTATGGGCCTATCCGCCATCGCGGTTTTTGTGATCAGTGCTGCGCCTGCGGTCTTGTTCACGTCGTTGATTTCAAGGTAAAGCCGGACGGCATTTATTTTCGCGCTCGTCAGGATGCGCGCGCTACAGCCGCAGTGCGCCGAGGCAAGAAACGGAAATGAGCATTCCTCGCGAGTTTACACCCATCGCATTCGCCATTGTGGATACGGCGGGTAAACCGCAACTGCGGGCCACGAATGTGCAGGGAAATGCTATCTTCATGATCCTTGAAGAGAACATGATTGATTTGCTTGCCGCTGAAATTCTCGTTCACCGGAAGTTCAAAGATTCCGATGCGGCTTGAGGAAACAGCAGCGTTTGTCAGGTTTCATGAGGCTGAAGATTTCTTGAGGTGCGGATGGTTGCCTACAGCGGACTTGTCAGACACTCAACACGGGGAGTGGTCCGTGCTGATGATATGGAAGGAGTGCGCGTGCCGGAAGGAAATGCCTTGGCCCCGAGCCTCAAAGAACAGGTTGGCGGAGACCATTATCGGAAGCTGAAGATCCAGCCCGCGCAATTCGTCCACGCAAACAATATTGGCTATCTGGAAGGCTCAATCATCTATTACGCGACCCGCCACAAGGACAAGAACGGCGCGGATGACATTCGCAAGATCATCCATACTTGCGAACTCATTTTGGAGCTGGAGTACGGCGAGAAGGCTTAGCCTCATCACGTGATACTACTCGTCGCACAACAACCGGCGCCCTGATCCTATCTGTCGTCTCCAATCGAGAGACGCGGCCCTTATCGTCAAGACTTGCGATTGGCAGAGGGAAAACCTGGTTGATCACTCGTCATCCTCCTTCGGTCCATTTCCAACGATGGCGGCCAACGCAGCCATCCCGTGGATTGGGCAATCATTGTCCACGCTATAAGTCTCTGTCGCGGTGTCTTGCTCGACGCAGGTACA